AGCAAGTTCGTCGGCTCGATAGATCTATCGATCGTTTCAGAGTACATCGACGCGGCGCTTTCCGGCGCTCTTCTCGACGTGCTTGGGGTGGTCGGCGGCGCGGAAATCGCGAAAGCGTTCGGCTTCGCGACCGGGGTGGCGGATCTTGCTTCGAAGGGGCTCGCGCTCATCTCGAAGGATCCGAAGGTGTTTGCGCAGAAGCTCGCCGGGGCTCTCGGGCTGTCGAAGTGGGCAACGACGGCGACGGCGTGGAGCCGGGTGGCGAAGCAGCTCAGGAACCTGGCTTCGGATGAGAAGCTTTCCTCCGGTACGAGGGCGAAGATAGAAGCCGATCGGGATAGGCTGCCGCTCTCCGATACGCAGAAGGCGGCCATGACGAACCGTGCGGCGGTGGAAAGCCTCACGCGCCAGCTTCTTCTTGCGCAGGTTGTCGGCGTCAGCGCTTTGATCGGGACTTCAAAGGACACGTCGGCGCCGGGGGCGATGGTCACCGCGGCGGCTTCTCCTTTTGTGGAGCAGGAACCCATTCAGAGCTACGACGACCTCATTGAGGTCCGAAATGAGCTTCTTGAGGTTCTTGATCAGGAACTCCTGATGGAGACCGACGATGAGATGTATCAGGCGATTGAGAAGGCACGCACGGCAGTTTTCGAGGCGGTTACAGAGCGCGCTAACGCCCAGAGTCGGCTGATAACCGTCACGCCTCCGGACATCATGCCCGCGGTGGTTCTCGCCTATGACTATCACGACGACGCCAATCGCGACCGCGAGATAGCGCTGCGCAACGGCATTGATCACGAAGGCTTCTGTCCGGCCGAAGAAATGAAGGTTTCAAGCGAATGAGCTCAAATCAGGTTGAAATCCGTGTCGGCGGCAAGCGCTACGGCGGCTGGAAATCGGTTCTCATCACATCGAGCATCGAACAGGTCGCCCGGGCGTTTGCGCTTGAAGTTACGGAGAACTTTCCGGGCAATACGGACTTCACGGCGCTTCAGACCGGAGAGCTCGTACAGGTCTATATCGGCGAAGATCTGGTGTGCACGGGTTACATCACCTCGACGCCCATCCGCTACGACGGCAAGACCGTTTCCGTGCAGGTGCAGGGGAAGAGTCGAACGGTGGATCTGGTCGACTGCTGCCCGCCGCCTGCGGCCTATGCGCCCCCGGCGGCGGGTTCTAATCTGTGGTCCGAGGTGAAGGGCAGGAGCGGCAAGGCGCAGGCCGCGCCCGCAGCGGCCGCGAAGCCTCAAACCTCCTGGAAGAACCTTCCGGCCGGCAGCATCATCGAAGAGCTGGCGAAGCCGTACGGCATTACGCTCACGATCTCGGCCGAGAGCAACGAAGTCAAGACCCATACGGTGAATCCCGGAGAGACGGTTTTCGAATCGATCAAGCGGCTCATTACGAAGGACAATCTCGTATTGACCGACGATGAGGCAGGAAATCTTGTGCTGGTTGAGCCTGGCGGGGCCGGACAGGCGACGGACGCCCTTGAGCTCGGCGGCAACATCCTGAAGGCTTCAGCGAGGTTCGATGCGTCGGCGCGGTTTTCGCACTACGTTGCGCTCGGACAGCATGCCGGTACGGATGAAGATTTCGGGCGTACCGCTGCGGAAGACAAGGGTATTGCTGTAGACCCGGAAGTGAAGCGATTCCGGCTGAAGGTGCTCAAGGATAGCGGGCAGGCGTCGTTGAAGACCGCCGGTGATCGAGCCCAGTTCGAAGCCAATTTTCAAGCCGCACGCTTTCGCGCCGTCACCTACACAGTGCAGGGCTGGAGACAGTCGGATGGCTCTCTGTGGCGGCCGAACACAAAGGTTATAGTGCGCGATCAAACGCTTTTTCCGGGAGGCTTAGAAATGCTGGTTGTTCAAACGAAGCTCCAACTCTCTTCGGCCGGAATGACCGCCGAGTTAGGGCTTATGCCCCCCGATGGCTATAGACGAGACGCCGCGAAAACGGATACAAAGCAAACGTCTTCGACGTGGACGAACGTGAAATAATCTGGGGAAAGGAGGCAGTTATGCGCATTTTCTTTCTCATCGCGCTGAGCGTTGCCTCGCTTGGCACCCAGGCGTTGACGGTTGTCCCTAGCAGGCATTTGGTCTGCGAAAAGTACCCCGGAACTATGCTGGATAAAGAATGCAAATATGTCCCGGGCGGCGAGCCTGATCTAGGTTTTAAGCTCGAGCCGTCTGACCCGAAAGAGGTGATGTCGATCACGAAGGACATCAACGGCTGGATCACGATCGAGCGCCGGGACGGCGCGCACGAGACCTTCAGGCCCGACGGTATGGGCGGGTGGCAACGTCAATGATTTTTGAAAGGCTGCAGAGATGCGGCCTTTTTTGTTATGAGCGGAAGATTGGACGACATCATGGCCCGCGGCGTCGTTTCGGCGGCCGACGGAACGAAGAAAATGCGCGCGGTACAGGTGCGGCTGCTCGCGGACGAAGTGCGGGATGATCTGGAGCACGTCGAGCCCTATGGCTTCACTTCGGAGCCGAAGGACGATGAGCTGCCGGAGGCCTTCGCGTTGTTTTTCGGCGGCGATCGATCTCACGGCATCGTGTTCTGCGTTGCTGACAGGCGCTACCGGCTTAAGAACCTGAAGCCGGGCGAGGTCGCTCTTTATGACGATCTCGGGCAGAAGGTGCACTTCACGCGTGAAGGGATCGTTGTCGAAACGCCCGGCGCGCTGACGGCCACGGTCGCAAAAGATGCTTCCGTTGCGGTGGGCGGAAATCTGACGGCAGAAGTGGCCGGAGATGCCGCGCTGAAAGCGTCTTCTGTGAAGCTGGATACGCCTGCCACGACCTTGACGGGAACTTTGACCGTCCAGGGCTTGATCACCGGCAAAGGCGGCATGGCGATCAGCGGCGGCTCCGGCGCGAGGGTCACCGGCGATCTGACGACGACTGGTGATGTGAAGGCGGGCCCGATCAGCCTGAAGACGCACACGCACACCGAGCAAGGCGACGGTGCGGAGACCTCCGGGCCGCACTAAACGTACGAGACTTTCGTACGAACCAAAAAGCAAACCCCGCAGGGCTGGACTCCTTGCGGGGTTTTTTGTGACCACCTTCTACGCAGGTGTTCAATGGATTTTATTTTAGACCTTGTGAGGGCCCTTGGTATGGCTCAAACGCTTCCTTTTTTCGTCGCCTTGCCCATATACATCATGGCCTACGCCGGAGCTGTGTGGGCAGTGGCCAAAGCGGCAAAGGCGATTAAGGATCTATGGGTGCGCTAAATGGACATGATGCTGAACGGGAAGCCGGCCGACATATCCGACTTCGAGGCCGATGAGCTGGCTGCGGCCGTGCTGATCAGCCTGTTTTCATGGCGAAAGTCTAACCCGGACGACGGGGTGAAGGCGCCGAATCGTCAGGGATGGTGGGGCGACACTTTCGCGGAGGCGGCCGGTGATCGAATCGGCTCGCGCCTCTGGCTGCTGCAGCGGCAGAAGGTTTTTTCGACGACGCTCCGGCGCGCGGAAGCCTATGCGAAGGAGTCTCTGCAATGGCTCATCGATGATGCAGTAGTTGCCCGCATTGAGGTTTCTGCGGAGCGCTCGGGGACTGACCAGATCGCGCTGCGGGTTACCTGCTATCGGCCTGATGACACGCAGGCGCTTCAGGCGCGATTCCAGAATGTTTGGGAGTGAAAATGTCTTTTGAAAGACCTACGCTCGCGGAGATCATCCGGAGAGTTCAGGCAGATGCGGAGAGCCGCATAGGAAAGAAGGTGATGCGCTGGTCGCTCGCCTCCGTCATGACGCGAGTTATCGCCGGCGTTTCCCACGGGCTTCACGGCTACATCGCCTTTGTGCTCCGGCAGTGCTTTACGAGTACTGCTGAGGGCAACTACCTTGAGCGCCGCGCCTCGGAATACGGCATCTACCGACTGCAGGCAAGCAAGGCCGTCGGTACCGTCACCTTTACCGGTACAGGTGTCGTGCCCGCCGGGACGCAACTTCAAAACGAACGTGGGGCGGTCTACGTCACCACGGACGAAAGCAAAGACGGCGCGGCTCCGCTTGAGGCGGCCGATGCGGGCGCTTCGGGCAATTCAGAGGCCGGCATGCAGCTGACGCTCGTGAGCCCCGTCGTCGGTGTGATGAGCTCGGCCGTTGCTGGCGAGCTCACCGGAGGTGCGGACGCAGAGGGGGACGAGAGCCTGCGGGAACGACTTCTTGCGCGACAAAAGAACCCGCCGAAAGCTGGCACGAAAGCAGATTACGTCGCCTGGGCGAGGCAGGTTCCCGGCGTGACGCGCGCCTGGTGCTACCCGCAGGAGCTCGGTATGGGGCATGTCACGGTGCGCTTCATGACTGACGGCATGACGCCGAATGGCATCCCGAACGAGACCATGATCAAGCGCGTAACGGACGAGATCAAAGCGTCCATGCCGGTTACGGCGACGCTTCACGTCGTCGCACCGATCCCGAAGCCGCTGAATCTCACGCTCGACATTCTCCCGGAGACTGAGGCGATCAAGGCGAAGATCGAATCCGCCATTGAATCGGTCGTTCTTGCAGAAGCGATCCCGGGCGGCTCGATCCTGCTGACTTCGCTTGACAGAGCAATTTCCGGGGTGGGCGAAGTTACCAGTTACCGCATTCAGTCGCCGACGGACGACGTGGCGGCGAGCGTAGGCGAAATCTTCGTTCCGGGGACGATCACGTGGGTGTGATATGGCGCTGACAGAAAGAGATTATTCGCACCAGATCGACGAGCTTCTTCCGAGAGGGCCGATCTGGAAAAGGACTCCGGGGGGCGCACTCGACGCTGTGTTGTATGCCCTGGGAAGAGAGGCCGCGCGCGTCGACGCCCGCATCAATCAGGTAATCGAGGAATCCGATCCGCGCACCTCTATAGAGGAGCTCGCCCGGTGGTTTGACGACTACGGCATTCCGTCCGCCTGCCTTGAGGCGATCGCAGATCCGTCTCAGGAGCAGATGCGGCAGGAGCTTCTCGCGAAGATCACGTCGAATCTCGGATTGACTGCGGCTTTTTTCGAGTCGCTTGCCGGGACGCTCGGCTACCAGGCAAAGGTAACGACCTTCACGGAGCATGACGTGAATGACGACGTGGAGCATCCGCTCTACGAAAAACAGTGGACGACGGTCATGACGCTTGGCATCACGATCCGGTCTAACGGGAATGCCGAATACCTCGATGTGACCTGGGGCGCTGATGAGCCTCTTGCTCGCTGGGGAAATGCTTTGCTGGAATGCGTGATCCGGGCGCTTGCTCCGGCTCATGTGTATGTCATTTTTATGTATGAGGAGGACGCCTGATGGCTACTAAAGGTTATTGGAAATCCGGCGCGGTTGATTCGCCGCCGGACACATCTACGCTCACTTCTAAAGGGTACCCGACGTCGGGCGACCCGAAAACCGGGACCCCGGCGACAAAGCCGGGCGCCGCGTGGTACTACCTGCAGGATCAAATGAGAAACACCGTTATTGAAGCCGCGGGGCAGACGCTGGCCGAGCCGCCATCCGCAACTCAGTTCCTCGAGGCGCTTCGGACTATGAAGTGGCTCGCCGATAACACCATCCCGGGCGGAAAGATTGCCAACGCCTCGATCACCGGAGCAAAGCTGACCGCGAAAACCGTCGCCGGGGGGAACCTCGCGGATCTATCGGTGTCGACGGCAAAACTCGCGGCGGGCAGCGTAACCAATGACAAGATCGCACAAGGCGCGGTCGACGGCGCACGCCTCGCGACGCGGAGCGTCGCTTTCTCGCATCTTCTTCCCGCGATTATCGCGACCGTGGGGCAAGTCACTGAAGGCACCGCAAATGACGTTCTGATGACGCCTTTCCTTACGAAGCTGATGGTCCAGGCCTTCAATCCGCCGGCGGTCCCGCCCGGCACCATCATCCACTACGCCGGGCGCACGGTCCCGAGCGGCTGGCTCATCTGCAACGGCGCGAATGTGAGCCGAACCGACTACGCGGCCCTTTTCGCAGCTATCGGTACGATCTACGGTGCCGGCAACGGGTCGACAACCTTTGGCCTGCCGAATTTGGACGGTCGCTTCCTCGAAGGCACAACGTACACTGGTTCTGTCGGCACTTACCACTCAGCTGGGTTACCGAATATAACGGGCAAGTTTGGCGCTTCCAAGGCCGATAGTCAGGTTATTTCAGGTGCGTTTTCAAACACCGGCTACCTGACCGGGGCTGATGGCAAGCAAAGCTCAGCGGTTCAATTTTCTTTTACTGCTTCGTCGTCTGATTCGACGTTTGGACGATCTTCGGGTGTTCAGCCTCCAGCGATAGCATTGCTTCCATGCATTAAATCTTGATGCACGCGAGTAACGCTATGCTCGGCGGCTGAACAGTAGACGCCGCGCCGTACACTGCCGAAGAACGCGAAGAATTCAGCGTCACGCGTCCTCCGTCCCAAGCGCCACCTTGATTAGATTTCAAGCCTATGCGTTCTTCCCCAGTAAATGCTCCAGTGCATTGCATCCCTGAAGTATTACCGTGCTCAGTAAATGTTCCGCTGATATTCGGTCTGCCCGAATATCACGGGACAAATTGGGCAAGATGACTATCAAGCCGCTGATATCGATGGATCCTTTTATGTCAAAAGCATTCAAGGATCCACAAAATCTGGTGGCGCTAACGACCGACGACGACAAACTGGTTTTCTCGCTTCTCGCAGCTCGTCTGTCTTCGGCTCATCTAGTGGAGTACAACCGCCGTCGATGACGCTCCTTCCATGTATCAAATCTTGATGCATGCGAGCAAAGCGATGCTCGGAGGTTGGACTGTAGATGCTGATCCAAAAATAGCTGCACTTCTTGTCGCTTCAAGTTGGATACGTTGTCCAGAAGAATGATTTCCACTTTTAGATGGTTGGCCGCCTTTAATTACATAAAACGCCCCTGTAACAGTATTTTGTTCTTCCACAGCTGTAAATTCACCCGTGATATTCGGCGCCGAATATCAGGGGTAACGTCAATGTCGCTAATGGGTGGGGCAGCATCGCAGATGCCGGCGCTTTATATAGAGAGGGGACTACACAAGCACCAGGGGGCGGTGCCGCAAACGGCACTTATGTGTACTTAGTGGCGTCTAGATCTTCCTCAGTTTTCGGCTCTTCTTCAGGCGTTCAACCACCAAGCATTGCCCTGATACCTTGTATCAAAATTTGATACAGGGGAGTAGCGCCATCGATGGAGGTTGAACGGTTGTACTGTTGCCGTAGATTTCGTTAGCACCAGAAGCGTCTAATTCCAAACGGAAATTTGAACCATTGCTATTACCACTATAAGCTTTATCACCTACATTAACGGGCTTGAGCGCCCCATTTTGTTCATAAAGTAAGCCGTTCCAAGGCGTAGGTAATTTATTGATTTGACCCGTTATATTCGGTCATCAAAAGCACGTTTCTAGACCTGCGTTTTATAGCTGTAGAACATAGGGCTAGGCACATGCTTCTCGATCGATTAGATCGGCTCTAGTGCTTTGCAGGATCAAGGATCTCGTCGACTAGACAGGCTTTTCGGGCACAGTCCTCGATGAAAGCGCTCCAACGCGTCATTACAGGCGTCCTTGCGGCCAAGTAGTCACTGCGCTGATATGCGCGCGATACGGCTGTTCCTGAGACGTGCGAAAGGCACGCTTCTGCGACCTCAAAGGGCGTTTCGTGGTCAGCGAGCCATGAACGCGCGATTGAGCGCAGACCGTGCGCTACAAGCTTTCCGGAAAGGTCTGTTGAGTGCAGATGCTTCGCTAGAGCTTGCGCGCTGACGTGCTTACCAGTCTGCTTGGCTGCAAAGATGAAATCTGAGCGCGGGTGCGGAGAGAGCCTCTGTTCTGCGTTAATGAGCGTTTGCATGAAAGCCGTGATCGGCACGCGATGAGCGCGACCTTTTTTCATCTCGACAGCTGGGATCGTGAGCACGTCCGCCTCGATCCACGACTTGCGAAGCTTTGCGTTTTCGCCTGGTCGAAGCATCGAGCAGAGTGAGAAAAGAAAGAGCACGCGCATGCGTGCGGGAGCGTCCTTCATCGTCTCCATGACGAGCGGGAGTTCGCGCCACGGCGGTGCCGGCATAGGTTTAACGATGGGCGCGGCGAAGACCCGGGACACTCTGGCTATCGGGTTGTGGAGGATGTACCCGGCGCAGACGGCCAAATCCATGATCTCGCGGGTCCGCATTAACACTCGCTTGAGAGTGGCTTGGTGGCCCGCCGCTTCTATGTGCCGGACGGTCGCGATGATGAGGGGAGCGGTGATTTCGTCGAGCTGACGACGACCGAGAGGGGAGATGACATATCGCTCGAGGCGGCGCTTTTCGTCCATGTAGGAGACGATCCTGCCGCGCTTCAAGTTGCACCACAGGCGGAAGGCGTCCTGAAGGACGTAGCCACGGGGTGGCTCCTGCCCTAGTTCCTTCCGCTTTCTGCGGGCCTGCTGACGGGCCTGCATCAGGGAGACCTCGGGCCAACGTCCGAGGCTCAGATCAGAAACCACGCCTCCGTACGAGATGCGGAGACACCAACTTTTGACCCCCGAGGGGTGAACCCGAAGGGTGAGGCCGTGGCCATCGGTCACGGTGTATCGCTTTTCACGCGGTCGCAAGGCCGCAATTTTTCTTGTAGAGAGGTTTTTCGACATGAAGCCCAATGAGATCAAAGAAATCCCGCACGTCGATGAGGACGGCTACTTTGATGGCATGGTGACCTGCATGGCCGACGCGAAGGGCTCGCTGATGCTCGGCGCGGACTGCTATGACATCGCCGCCCCCGAAGACGATGGGAAGCACTTTTTCAAGCTGTCTGCCGACAAAAATGGCTGGGTGGCGGAAGCTATTCCGCAAACAGTCGAGGAATGCGTCGGCATCGTGCTCGATCATCACAAACAGACGGAAAGAATTCACAAACTCCGCACGGCTTTCGATGAGCTCACGAAGAACTCGACGACCTATCGCCTGGTCCAAGACCCGGAAACGAATGCCCGCTCGATCGAAAAGATTCCGGAACAGACTGTTGAGGAAGCGCGCTCCGAGAAGATGCGGGCCCTCGACTCTGCCTTTACGTCTTGGTATGAGGACGGCGCGACACTAAAGTCTTCTCTGGGCTTCGAAGCGGACTCGGACTCCCGTGCCATGCAGGACGTGAACGGCCTAGTCACGGCGGCGGAATCTAGAGCTACCTTCGCGGACACGGAGAGCGGGGGCGGTCTGATCTTCATGGACGCTAACAACGTTGGGCATCAAGTCAGTATTGACCAGCTCAAGACTCTGCAGCTCGAAATTATTCAGGCTGGACTGGCAGCCTATCAGGAAAAGTGGAAGTTGCGCGACGCGATTGAAAAGGCGAAGACGAAAGAGGAGCTGGAAAAGATCGTCATCGCCTTCCATCCGGCTGACTTCTCTACGAAGTAATGTGGCGCTATCTGAAGCAGGTGCTCATCGCCTTCGATCAGCTCGTCAATGCGCTCCTTGGCGGGTGGGCCGACGAAAGCCTATCGGCGCATGCGTGGAGGCAGCATCTGGAAGGAAAGCGTGATTGGCCGTACCAACTCATCGACACGCTCCTCTTCTTCGACGACAACCACTGCCGGGAGAGCTACGAGAGCGAGCTCGAACGGAATCAACTCCCGCCAAGCATGCGGGAAAAGAGAGGTGAAAGTGACGCCTGATTACGACATCGAGATCGATCAGGGTACTGACACCGAGCGGATCTTCAACTGCGTTGACGGCTACGGGAATGCCATGGACTTCTCGGGCTACACGGCGCGGATGCAGATTCGTCGGTCCACGTACAAGACGGCGCCTCTGGACGAGCTGACTACTGACAATGGCCGGCTCGTTTTTGAAGGCGCGAGGCTGACTGCGATCTTCCCGAGCGATGTGACTAGTCGCTATCCGCCGGGAAGATCGCGGTACGACATCGAGCTTATCTCCAGTACTGGCCGGGTTCTCCGGCTTTTGCGGGGCTACTTCGACGTCATTCCGGAGGTGACTCGATGACCTACAGAGACAACGATTGCTGCGGCGATACCTGCAGGGTAACCACAGTGATGATCCCCGGGCCGCAAGGCGGCAAGGGGGACAAAGGGGATACGCCGGAAGACGTGGTCCTCTATACGCCGCAGACATTATCCGCAGAGGAGATGCTGCAGGCGCAAAAGAACCTGGGACTTGCCGGTGAGGCGGCCCCTTCTTTTTTAGAAATCTATGAACGTGCAAAGCAAGGAGATTGATATGCCCGAAGCACAGACCACGATGATTAAGAACCTTTCTGCCGCTTTCACGGCGGCTGGCGTTGACGTCAAGGGCCTGCTCGCCAAAATTGGCGACCTCGGCACTCTGACCACCACGCAGAGGGCTTCGCTCGTTGGCGCTCTCAACGAACTGAAGACCGGCATTGACGCCGCCGTTAAGATCGACGACGCAAAGACGCAGGCGGGAACCACCTGGTCGTCCACGAAGATCAATAGCGCGATCAACGCGGCTATTTCCGCTCTTGTTTCCGGCGCACCGGAGGCGCTCGACACCATCAAGGAAGTCGCCGACGCGATCAACACCAACAAGAACGCCATTACCGCTCTGCAGCAGATCGCGGCCGGCCATGTCAAGTTTGACGCCGCACAGACGCTCAGCGACACTCAGAAGCAGCAGGCCCGCGAAAATATCGATGCGGTCTCCGCTGCGCAGCTCGCGGCCACGGACACTAAGGCGCAAAAGGGCGTCGACGATGCCGCGGCCGCCAAGGCTCAGGCCGACAAGGGCGTGCGGGATGCCGCCACGGCAAAGACAGCGGCTGAAAAAGCCAACGGCGATCTGACGACTTTCAAGACGAACATCGGCGATACCACCGTTGACTTTGCCGCGGTTTACACCGCCGCGCGCGACGCGAATTAAGGCAGGTGCGACATGGCCGGCGGGAAGGACGACTACACCGATAGGGTGATCGCCGCTCTGTGGGCCATCGCCGCTGATGTCAAAAGCATTAAGTCGCGCCTGGATAGCCTGGAAGCCGCAATCAACGCCCGCATCGCTTATGACGCGGCCGTTATTTCGGCAATGGCTTCGGGCGCTACTGCGGCGACGGAAGAACCTGCGGAAGAAAAAGAATCCGGTGCATCCGGTGTGTAGCCCATTGGGCCGCGGTCCTTTACGGGCTGACGGCCCTTTTTTTTTCGGGAGTACGAAATGACAAAAGAAGAACTCATCGCCAAGCTCAAGGAGCTCGGTCTCGACGTGAACGGCGCAACGGAAGAAGTGATCCAGAAGGCGCAGGCGTGGCTTGAAGACCAGAAGGCTCAGCTCGACACCGAGACGCGCCGCAAGGTGCGCGCTTTCTGGATCGGCGTCACTGCCGTGGGCATTGTCCTCGGCATCGCTGCAGGCTGGTTCGGGCGCTCCATGATCGGGTGACGCCATGCACTCGCTTCTACCGGTAGGGGCGGAGGCGGCGTGGATAAAGATAGGTGCGGTATTGGGGGTGATCTGGGGGGCGACTCTTGAGAGTGTTGCCCCCTTGGTCTATTGGTATCTGGCCTTCATGGCGGCCGACCTTCTCACCGGGATATGGGCCGCCTGCCGGACCGGGACTTTCAGCTCAAAGCGCCTTAGCTTTGGGATGGCGAAGAAGGGACTTGCCTTTTTCATCATCACGCTTGCGCACGGGATCGATGTGAGCTTCTGGTTCGTGCTCCACGACATGCCACTTTTTCAAAGCGTGACGCTCTGCGCCTATGCCTGCGGCGAGTTCGGATCGATCGTCGAAAACATAGAGAGGGCGGGTTTCGGAGACGCACTGCCTCCAGTCCTCAAGAAGCTTTTCTTGACGCTAGAGAAGCGCCTTGAGAATGCCGTGGACTCCAAGCTCGATCAGATCGGACTCGACGACGAGGAGAAAGACAAGAAGACCAAATAGCAAAAGCCGCTCGGGAGCGAACCGGGCGGCTTTTTTATAGGCGAAGTCATTTCTAGGAGCCTATGGGAGACATTTTAAATGCTTTGAAGATCGGAGAGCTCATGACTGCAGATGATTTGACATGGCAGGCGACGGCCATCCTTGTCGTCCTCATCGCTTTCGGTGTTGCCGTCGTCGCGTGCGTCGCCGGGAAGGCCGTGAAGATTTGGCGTGATGCTCTGAAGTGAGGGACTATGACCGCTCGAGGAATTCGGAACAACAACCCCGGCAACTTGCGCCACGGGGAGGACTGGCTAGGGTTGGCCGCCGCGCAAGATGATCAGGATTTCTGCACATTCACAGAAATGCACTTTGGCGTTAGGGCGCTCCTGAAGACGCTTCGCACCTACGTAGAGAGGCGAGGACGCGACACCGTGCGCAAAATCATCACGCGGTGGGCTCCGGAAAATGAAAACGATACGGCCTCATATGTGCTTCATGTCGCGACGGCCTGCCGCCGTGATCCGGATGAAGTTCTGAACTTCGCAGCCGACCCGCTCCTGTATCTGGACATCGCGAAGGCGATCGCCCGACATGAGTGCGGCGTCGATGCTGAAGCGATCACGGATGATGCGTGGGAAGTGGGCCTCAAGGAGGCCGGGCTGTGACCTATCTGAAGATCGCGGGCGCACTGCTTGCGGTGCTTCTGGCTTTCGGAGGCGGCTATCGCTATGCCGCCGCGCTCTACGAAAGGGACGCGGCGGAGCTTCGGGAAGCCGAGGCCGTGGCTCGTGCCGATATGGGGAGGAAGCAATATGCGAAGATGGTTGAAGCGCTGGACGCTCTTGCCGGCCTGCGCGGTGAGCTTGCCGATGCTCGTGCTGATGCTGAGCGGGTGCGCCGCGCCGCCGAGGTACGTGCAAGAAGAACAAGCGCCGCTGCCTGCAGTGCTGAGCGCGCCGCAATCACCGCGTGCGAACGACTTCTCCGCGAAAGTGTCGGACTTCTCGCGGAGGGTCGAGAGCTACTTCAGGAAACAGCCGGAGTTCATGACGCCTTAGCGCCATGAAAAGAGAAAAGCCCGCATGAAGCGGGCTTGTGTCATCCGGCAAAGTGGAATTCTTTTTTTTCGAGCGGAGTTCCTCCTTTTGACGCCGGACTCGAGAAGTGTACACGAAACCTCACTCAAGCGGCAGGACTTCATCGGCCCACGACTGCATGACGGGACGACGTAGTTCACATAGGTCGTCACGCTGATACGTTTGCTCAACGGCGTTGCCGGTTGCGTGCATCAGGCACTTCTCTGCGACGACTCTATCCACACCGTTTCTAGCCGCCCAGTCGCGGAAGGTCGAACGGAACCCGTGCATCGTCACTTTGCCGTCTGTGAGTCT